CGTCGTGCCGACTGACGCCGTGGAGCGTATCTACATCAACGCTGTTGTCCGTGAATCGGGCGCAGACCTCACTAACGTAACTGGCTAAGATTTATGAGCAGAATGCTATTCAAGAACACGTTCGGCGGGCAAGCCGGACAGGGGCAAGGTCTGGACTTGCAGCGCCAAGACTTGTTTAAGTTCACGCTCAATCTGCCCCAAGTTCTCCGTATGAACTGGACGGATCAGGTCGAGTTCGCGGTGGAGAAGTTTCCTTTCCCGGAGCGCAGCATCGAAGTCATCGGTGTCAAATACATGCAACAGACCAACTTTCTGATTGGCGGCGACACCCCGACACCCGCCGTGGAAATTCCTGTTCGCTACGCTTTTGCCGCTGACATTGCCACGGCGCTGGAAAAGTGGTTTTGGCTCATCCGAAATCCGCTCACAGGCGGCGTGGCCTTGACCAGCTTCGTCAAGTCGGATGGGTTTTTCACCTGGATTGTCCCCAACCAGGTCGCGCAAAACGCGGACATCCGTGGTGTGCCCCAGTCGATGCCCAATACGATGAAAAACGGCTTGAAGTATTACCTGGAAGGCGTGCTCTTGAAGGGCTTCAAGTTTTCGGATGCTGATATGACCACCAGCGGCAAGGTGGACTGCCAGCTCTCCCTCCAAATTGATAGGTATTACCCCGTAAATATCGACTCAATGATCGTAAGTGTGCCATAATGAATGGGTTACAGATAAATGCTGGACAAAAGTTTGGACGGTTAACCGTGCTTCGAGAACTTGAAAGGACGGTTAGTGGGGGCCAAATCCTCCGCCAAATCGAACTTCAGTGCGCTTGCGGAAAAATTACAGTCACGCGGCCTTCTGTTTTGTCTCGTGGGCGCACAAAAAGCTGCGGCTGTCTTCAGCGTGAAAAAGCATCAAATTCTGGCAAACTTCGCCGTAAAGCACCGGGTGAGCACGCGATCAATTCGGTCGTAAACACCTATGTTCAAGCTGCCAGAAAGCGTCAACTCGACTTTGCGCTTACCCGCGAGGACGTGGTTCGATTGATTTTCTCCGATTGTCGCTACTGTGGTGCTGAACCTCAGAATGTCCGGGGTCGTATAGGCATGTTTGGCTCGATCCATTACAATGGTATTGACCGCGTAGATAATACCAAAGGCTACACGCCGGAGAATAGTGTGGCTTGCTGCGAAATCTGTAACAAAGCAAAAAGAACAATGAGCGCCGCTGATTTTCAAGCTTGGATCGAGCGTGCTCACAGCCATCTCAGTCAATTACCAATATGAAAGCATTCGAGTTCATTTCGAGATTGGACGATGCCCGGCACGCTCGCAGGGTTAGCGAAGACGGTATTCCCGCCCCCGTGGCTGCGGCCCCATCGCACGCGCCGACCAGCGGCAAGGACGCCACGACCACCGGCCAGGGCAAGAGCGAGGACGAGGGCGAACCCGTCAAGAAGGCTTACAAGCAACCTTCGGGGTCGATTCCCGCCCCCGTGGCTGCGGCCCCATCGCACGCGCCGACCAGCGGCAAGGACGCCACGACCACCGGCCAGGGCAAGAGCGAGGACGAGGGCGAAGCAATCAGCAAGGAGGCCATGAAGGAGACTTTGCGCCAGCTCATCGACGGCGACGACACTGATGTCGCTGCGCTGCTGTCCGAAGGCGGACATAAAGCCGGTTGCCAATGCGGCTTCTGCAAGAACAAAGGCTCCTTCGGCAAGAAGAAGGACGAGGGCGTCGGCAAGACCAAGGACGGCGAACAGCCGGACAAGGCCATGAAGGAGGATTTGGGCATGGCGGGGGCAGGCCGGGGTATGCCTCTTCGCCGCCGCCTCGGCGGTGCTCCTCCGAGCCGAATGAATTTCCGTCAACGAGTCAAGCTGCCTCCCAAAGCCTGTGGCGTCCCCTCCAAAGCGGCCATCAATCCAATGCAGCCCGCGATGGAGCAATTGGACGGCAGGGCGTCGATCCAGGACATCGCCGACCGGCTCTTGGAGGCCCCTGGAGCTGACTGATGCGAGCTGAAGGTCTAATCACGGTTTCCAAGATCACGCTTGCGGATGGCAAGGAATTGCCACTCCGCAAGGCTTGTGATTACGGATGGATCACCCCGGAGCGAACGCCGAGCGGTTGGAGTGTCGGCCACGATGAAGCTTGCCTGGGGCGAAACTTATTTTTGGACCAAGGCCGTCAACTTCTGGCTTACGCCTTTGGTTTCCGTGCCCCTATCGAGAATTACACCGTCCAAAAATTTGCGGTGGGCACTGGCTTGACCGCCGCCAGAGTAACGGATGTTGCCCTGGAATCTGCCGTGGCGCTGGCCTCTGGGTTCGGAGCGACCGTAGCCAAGATCACCAGCGTTGACTTTCTGACGGCCTTCGTAATGCGCGTCGGTTTCAATGTCGCGGTTGGCGATGCCAATGGCTATCTCTTGACCGAATTCGGTTTGTTTTCGGGCAACGACACGCTCCTGGCTCGGAAAGTCCGCAGCGTCGGGATCAACAAGACCTCCGATTTCAGCCTAACTTTAACCTGGCGGATACGCTTTTGATTTATGGTCATACATGTTACTGACAGCCAAGTGGTTGGCGAGGCTCTTGGCACGCTGTTTACCATCATCCAACCGTCGCCCGTGGATGCCGCTATCATTCTCAAAAACTCTGGCGTCAACACAATGAACTACCGTTTCCAGGAGTGGAACGGATCAATTTGGGTGGACATGGGAGCCAGCGGCAGCGACTTCTACAACACGCTTTCGGCGAACGAGACCAAGCTGATCGAGTGCGAATCTAGCAACTCCAAAATCCAAATGATTGGCAACGCCTCCGGGGGTGCTTTCCTGGAGTTCGCCATCACGCGCTATTTCAACCGTGATTCAGGTGGGGCGGTTCCGATCTTGAATCTGTGAGCCGCTATCTTGCGCCAACCAACACCGAGATTATCCTGGCCGCGCTGCTGGAGGACGACACTGAAGTCGCTGAGGCGCTGAACAGGCGCGGATTCTTTGGCCTCATGGGCAAGATACTGGGGGCCATCAGCGCCAATCCATTTAGTATGGCCGGAGCTGCAACCCCTGTGCTCGCGCCTGCCGCTTGGCAGCCGAGTCCAGCTCATCTCGCTTGGTTTACGGCCTTGTTGAATCGGATGCAGGATGGCCAGCAGTGGGCGGTGCCTGCCACGGGTCAGGTTTATCAGCTTGACAAGAATGCTAGAACTTTGGCGCTTGTGTCCGGGTCACCCAATGATCCCCTCGGCTGGCACGAAAGAAACAAGGTTGCGCTTGGCAGGTTAGGTTACGGCGTTTTAGACATGCTGCCGGGTCTGGTCGGGGGAAAAGCACAAGGTAAAGCGCAAGAACCAGATCCCGGTCTTGATCGTTGTTGGAAGTGCGGAAAACCAGGCACGCACGCTCTTATGCCTCCCCTTGGCGGATCGGTGTGCGACGATTGCTGGTCTGAACTTAACACTGATGCCGATATATTGAAGAAGAAGGGGGACGCGGAAGTAGAAGCAAATAAGAAGCAGCGCAAAGAACGGCGGGAAAGAGAACGCCCGGATGACAGGTCTCGCTTTGACTACGCGGGCGGCAGCGAGGACGAGGGCTACGCGAAGCACTACGAATCTTCGCTCAATACCAAAATTATACTGACCGCGCTGTTGCAGGACGGCTTGATTTAAGCATCTCGTCCAGGGTTGCTTCTCCTCCTCCTCCGTCTTCATACTGCCGGGCGACGCGCTCGTAGCTTTGCGCGATTTCCTTGATGCCCAGCGCCATCAACTCGCGGCTGGAGCAGAACCTCAACTCGGATGGTTCTGGCACGCCAGGCACATCACTGTAGAGCAGGGTCTTGTCTAGCGAGTCTAAGAAGAAGGGCAGCAAGTTTCCGGGAATTTGGGCTTGGATGGTCACCAGGGCCGACTCGAAATTCATGGCCTCGGTCACGGCTTTGAACAGCTTCTCGACCTTCTTCGGCCCCCATTTCGGTATGCCGCCAACGCCGTCGCCGCGATCACCGATGATGGCCAGGGCAATGGCGACTTGGGACGGGCGCTTGACAGCAAATTTGTGGCAGATCGTGCGGGACGGCAGCATTGATTTCGAGTTCAGGCAGTAGTAGGCCACGTTGCCGCCCTGGAGCTGCATGAGGTCTTTGTCGCCGCTCACGACGACGATTTGCTCGGCCTTGGAATTGAACACGACGGTCGCCACAATGTCGTCCGCCTCGTAGTCGGGGTGGTAGCCGTTGGTGGTGTCAAAAAGCGTCAGGATGTCTTCCTGGACACGCTTGCGGGTGTCCGCATAAGCCTGGGGCTTGGGTTGGCGTGGCTTGTCGGTCTTGGCATGGCCGTCCCAACCGAACAGCGTCCGCGTGATGGGCATGTTGATCCGGCCCTCATTTTGATCGAGGAGCTGGAGCGCCGACTGGACAAAGACTCTGCGGGTTGCCTCCGGGTCTTCTTTCACGGCAAACCAGCATCGGGCAAAGAGCGAATTTCCGTCGAGGATAATATCGGTCATGGTCCGGCCAATCCGCTTAATTGGTCATTTTGCGCTTCGATCTTTTCGTTTGCCCAACCCACCATCTGCTCCAGAAATTGGTCCGGCACTTCCCTGAGATTTAAAATTAGCCCCTTCCCGTTCCACGCCAGGTCGAACATTTGATGCCATCTTAGTTCCGTGGCTCGGCTTGAGGCTTGGACGAAAAAATTCCGCTGTAAAGTCCAAGGTATGCTTGAACTTTTTTTGGCACTGGTCGCACAGGTGCGGAATCTCAGTAGCGAGGTGGGGATACAGTTCGTTCTCTCGGTCCTCCAAGTATTGGGCATCAGAGGGCGACAGTGCGTTATACCAGCGCGTCGCTTCCTCCCAAGCGTCTGGCTTGCCGTCGTTGATGGAGACAATGGGCATCAGGATGTGCATAACCCGATCCGTCATGAGCGCCTTGGAGGCTGGCTCACGGGCCAAGATGATGCTTTCGTCCTTCACCTGGAGCGGGCGCACTTGGAGCACGTCCTGGCACTCCGGCAGCGTGAGGGTGTCGAAGCCAGGGTAGCTGGTGTCTTTCTCACCAACCCGGCCAAGCTCATCGGGCACGGTGATCGTCTCGACGGTCGTGGTGCGGCAGTTGGGGCACGTGCATTCGTATTCCACGATGCCGTTGTAACGGAGCGACCGTGAGACCAACAGAACCGTGTTCACATCGCCGATCACGAACGCATCCAGGGGGCAGCCATTCAAATCGCAGACCTGGGCGCACAGGTCGAACAGCAACATATCCCGGTTGCCCTTGCGGACGCGCTCGGCGAGCCAATCGTCGATGTTGGCATCCCAGGGGAATACCGTGATCTCGCCGTTCGGAAACGAGTCTGGTTTCACGTAGCCGCCCGACAGCAGCTTGATCCGCTTTTGAAATCGCAGCCTGCGCGGTTCCAGGCTGGTCAGCTTCGATTGGAATGCCATACAGCGAGAAGAACGAGAAAGGTTTGTTTACAAAATCTACTTACCCTTGATGACGGTGCTGAGCAGGGCAATGGTGGGCAGGATTGGCGGAGGTAACATCGGGCCGGTTGCGCCTCCCTGTGGATCGGTATGGGTGTGACCGAGCAAGGTCGTAACAAGGTTGGTCAGATAGGTAAGCAGCCTATTTCCAAGGACATAAGCTTCGGTTGACCCAGTGCCCAGGAACAGGCTGCCGAAGTCCAGCGCCATGATCGCTGGGGTGCCGACACTGATCCCCGCCGTGCTGGTGACATCCAAAAGGCCGGTGACGGTCAAATTGACATCGGTGAACACGCTCATTATCCAACTTCCGGTCACGTCGATAGTCGCGTCACCAACCAGCGTCAAGAAGGTATCGCCGGTTACGTCCATTTTCCAATCGCCGCCGATGGTAACCTCCAGATTGCCCAGGGTGTCGATGGACATGTAGCTGCCGGAGATCATCTCGATTTCGTTGGCCATCGTTTGGAGGCTGATGGCGTCGCAAATAGCGACCATCTGGTTGCCGACGTTGATCTGCCAGTCCTGATTGACGTTCAAATTGCACTGGTTGAGCTGGTCATCGAACTCGAAGTATTGGCCCATCGCCGTGGCGAGCTGGATGTCGCCGTCATTGCCCGCTTTGCTAGCGTCGGTCAGGAGCAGCCGGTAGCCTTTGCTGGTGGTTAGGATCAGGCCATCCGAGTTCCACTCCACGGTGTGGCCGTAGCGCACCAGTGCTCCGCGCTTGGGGCTGCCGCCACTGCTGCCGGGAGTGCTCCCTGGCGCGTCCTTGTATTGGTGCAGTTTGAAGCTCTGAGCGGCCTTTTGCGTCTGCATGAACCACTCGTAAACGGGCTTTTCTGGTTCTCCGTCAAGGAAACGCACGAGCACCTGGTCGCCGATTATCGGGAGCCAGTCGAAGCCGCCGCTCTGCTGGGAAAGGCCATTCGGCAGGCCCGCAGGCAGCGCCCAGGGCAGATTTTCCGTGCTGATCGCTCCAAAGACGCCGCCGACTGCTCCGTAAGCGTGCGGGACTCTGACCTTTAATCGGCCAAGCTTTTCCGGGTCTTTGTCGTCTTCAACCAAACCGGCGTATGTTCCAGGCAAACCCATGTCCAGAGTAGTTACAGCGTGAGTCGCGTAATCGACAACCAGACCAATCTTTGGGGCCGAACATCGGGCCTCGAAGCTCAACGCTCCGATTTTTGGATCGTGGACTTCAAAGATGCCCTGGCGGGATTGAACCTGAGCATCTTATACAGCAAGCCGATGACGGACGGTTTGGCTGCTTTTTATCTGCCGCCCAAGTTGCAGTCGTATTTTGCGCAATCCGTCACCCTTCCAGAGCTGAAAGTGCGGGCAGAACCGATCCGGCGTGATTCACGGGCCTACCCCACACCAGCCTGGGAGGAAGCCCTGGAGCCGATCACGATGACCTTCATCCTGGACTCTTACACCAGCGGGGCCACGGGCACGGCCAATCGGTCGCCCTACAAGTCGGACATCTACCAGATGCTCGATGGTTGGAGGATGGTTGTTCGGGCTGGGCGCGGCCCGATGTCGGGCGAAAGCTCGATCCGCCTAAACACGGATTACCGGATCGACTACTGTTTCGACGTGCGCCTGCTCTTGCTGCGCGGCTGCTCCAACCCGCGAGTCTATGACACTGCTGCCGGTCAAAAGGCCCTCATGACTGCGAGCGCCCTGGCTGGAGCTTTCGGCTTTTCAACCCTGCAAACAGTCGGCGAGGCCGTGTCCAACTACGCTGCTGACAACTCCGTCATTAACGACCTTGAGTTTTCGATGGAATACCGGTTGGTGAACTGCTGGCTCGGTGGGTTCAAAATCAGCGATCTGAGCTATGAGGCGGCGAAGATCGTCACGCTGTCCACGACGTTCTACGCCGACGACATTCAACAAGTGCCTCAGAACGCTACTTAGAGTGACATTATGACTCCAGACCTATCGCCATTGAAATTTCCAGCGCGGTGGACACTCCAGAAACTTCGTCCGCCGAGCCGGAAGAAGTTGTTCCTCCTGGAGGACTTCTCCGTTGAGGGCGAAACCAACCTGGGGTGCTGCTACCGCTTCGAGCCGGGAGAGCAGGTATTGGCTGCTGGGGACGGCAAAGTCATTTCGATTCGCTTGATTTTTTCGATCTGGAAATTCACGCCCAATACGCTCTTGGGAACGCAGCCAACCTACGAGGTCACGATTGACCACGGCAACGAAATCTGGACGACCGTCCATGGTCTGGCCTCCTGCACGGTTCAGACGGCGACGCCGGTGGTGCGCGGCGACGTGATCGGCAACCTCCTGACGGACGAGCTTTTCTTCCAGATCAAATGGATGGGCACGCCGCATGATCCAGCTTCGGTCAGCCGCCATTTTCAGGTCCAGGACGGCACCCACGCGATTGGGCGCACAGGCTTCATTCGAGAAGCTGCCGACCGGCTCCCTCGGACATTCCTTTCGGTCATCCGCCAGATCATCGTCAACGGTGTCCATTATTTTGTAAACATTTTTGGCTATCATCCGCCTGTGCTGGCGGACATTGACTTCAACGGCAGTGATGGCACCGTGCTCGAAGGCCGGGGGGCGCTCGGCTACTCGTTTTTCATAAACTTCAACGTGGTGGACAACGGCAGCGTCGATTTGATCGGCAGGGGATTTTATGACTTCAGGCCCGGCAATGGCCTTTATGTGGATATGGCGGGCAGCGGCAATGCCGGAGGTTCGATGAGCTGGTATGGCCGTATGGAGAGCAAGACGACCTTTACCTTCACGACCGGGCACATCTTCCGGTTAAGCTGGCGGGCGGCGGGCAACCAGCGCCTTGCTCGTGCCCACGAAATTCTGAATTACAAAGCCGGGGCACTGGTCGATGCCAACCTGGACATCACCGACTGGATGCAGGATTTCCAGGACTACTACGTCGATTTTACTGGCGATGGTTCCACCGGCACCATTTCGTTCCGCAAAATCGCCTTGGAAACCGATCCCGGTCAAGCTTATGGGTCGCTGCTGGATGATGTAGTGCTCGAAGACCTCACCGGCAGCACCGTGCTGCTCAACGACAATTTCGACACCGAGAACGGGATCACGGTCACCCGCTACTGGGGGCCTGCGGTGGTCGGCGACACCAGCGACTACTGGAACATCTACGTGCCGGTGCTTTACACAAAGGATTACCGGGACTGCTACTGCTCCTACGGCTATGGCGGCACACCCGAAGTCTGCTTCACCTACTCCTCGGTGTCTTACATCTACCTGAAGGACGCCAAGCAGGTGGACACGCGCATCTGGCTGGAACGGGTTGCTCCCTTGGTGAATAACAGTGGTGTCACAGCGACCTGGAACGGGATGCTGATGACCTGGATCGGCGGGTTCGATATGGGCGGCGTCCCCTATACCACCGTCTTTCGGCTCCACGGCCTGCCTCCCGGCATTTATGGGCTTTACCTTTACAGCAATCAGACTTTCAGTGGCAGTGGTTCCGACTACTACGTCCAGGTGGACGGCGGAACCATCCTCAGCGCGACGACTACCCCCACGGGGGCAACCTCCTGGATTCAGGATGACAACTACGTTCTGTTCAGCAGCCTGGATATTGTTCCCGGTTCTACTATCAGAATCGAAGTTCTTGGCTATTTGGCCGGGTTGCAGATTCGCCGCGTATGAACGATGTCCCAGTCCTGATTTCGACAATCGTGGTGGTGGACGAAAAGACCGTAGGGTCAATAGGTTCCATCCATGGGAGCTTTCACCGGCAGAGCCATCCGCACAAAGAGCTGGTTTTTGTAAACCTTTTGGACAAAGACCTCGGAGATGGCATTCAGGTCAAGCCGATCAACGGTGAAAACGCTATTGCTGCTGGTGTGCGGGCAGCCAGGGGCCAGATTTGCGTGCTTTGGACGCTTGGCTGGTGGTATCACAGGGACGTGCTCAGCATCCACGCTCGGCTGACCACGACTTACCTGAAAATCGAACTGCGCCACGACCTCCATGAGCCGGTCTATAGCACGTCATTTTACCGCCGCGCTTACAAGGCCCTGGATTCACCGCTGATGAAGACCCACCAGGTCGGTGCGGTCGGCTTGGTTGAGCGTATGGAGGGCAACCATGACCCCAAGGGATGGCGGCTCTATCATAGCGGCAACTTGGGTGACATCATCTATTCCATGCCTGCCTTGAAGGTCATGGGCCACGGCATCTTTTACTTGGGCACGGAGATCAAGATGAACCCAAAACCGGACTTGCGCGAAGTCATGTCGCCCAAGGTGGTCAAGAACATCGCGCCCCTGATGCTGGCCCAGCCCTATGTCCGGTCAGTTTACTTCACGGAGAAGATGCCGGTTGTGAACTACGACCTGAACCTGTTCCGCAACTTCGCGGCACCAGGGAAGAACCTGGTCACTCAATCCCTCGACGCCTGCTGCCTGAGCGCCGAGACCTTTTTCAACGATCAGGTGCCCTGGTTGGATGTTGACCCGATCATTCTCAAGCGCAGCGTGCTCGTCCACCGAAGCCATCGTTGGCGCAATCCGCAGTTCCCCTGGCACGACATCGTGAACAGGTTCCGGCGCGACATGGTATTCATCGGCACGCCGGAGGAGTATGCCTCGTTTGTTTCGGACTTCGGCCTGATTCCGCACGCGCAGACGGCCAACCTCCTGGAACTGGCCCGGCTGATTGCGGGCTGTCATTTGTTCGTCGGCAACCAGAGCTGTCCCTACGCTATTGCCGAGGGGCTAAAGGTGAACACCGTCCAGGAAACCTATCCACAGCTCGCCAATTGCTTGTTCAAGCGGCCCAACGCCATCTACGGCCAGGACAAATTTGTTTACATTCCTGAGCTGAGGCACCTGCCGCTCAATCCGCGCCGGAAGGAGAAATGGCACGTCCGAAAACTGACGCACCAGGCCCCGGAAATTAACGTCGTCGAGCAGCCCACTAAGTTTGAGGAATTCTACACCCACAATGGCGTCCCGGCCACGATCAGCGGCCTGCACCGAAGTATCGGCATGGCTTCCACGCACCTGTTCGACAACAGCCGGATGCTTCAGGCCATTCCCCTGCCCCTGCCGATGAAGCGCAACGCCATCCAGTGGACATTCGGCAGAAAGGGCCGGGTTGAGGCGTGGTTCAATCCCAGCCTGGCCATCTGGAAGGGTAAAAAGTTCCTGGCTTATCGCGTCGAGTGTATCCCCTGGTTCCGACTCTCGATGGTTGCCGTCAACGAACTGGATCGGGAATGGAACCCAATCCTGGAGACGACCAGAGTGTTCGATCTCCATTCCAAGTTTGGCAACTACTGCGTGGAAGACCCAAGGTTTTTTGTTTACAAAGAAAATTTGTGGTTGGCCTACACCGACTCTCTTGAGGTCGGTATCGCCCGATTAAACGACGACATGACCACGGCGGAGAGTTTTTACCTAGAGCGCCCCTGGTATCACACCAGGCCGGAGAAAAACTGGACGTTCTTCGAGGCGGAAGGTCGGCTGTTCGCTACCTACGGCATTGTGCCTCACAAGGTTCTTGAGGTCAGCGTGGAAGACCACACGACCAAGTTCGTATATGAGACCCGCTTCGACCACAACTGGACGCGGGGCGACCTGCGCGGCGGCTCCTCGCCGGTGCTGCACGACGGGCTGCTCTGGTCGTTTTTCCACTCCAGCGTCAACATCCGTGAGGAGTCCTACGGCCCCATCCGTCAATACTTTATCGGCGTTTACGCCTTCGATCCCAAGCCTCCCTTCAAGCCGGTTTACATGTCCAAAGTGCCACTCTTGGCGGGCGAGGAGGAGAAAATTCAGCATAATCGGCCTTCCCAGCACTCCGTGATCTTCCCTTGCGGGGCAATCCGGGCCGCGTGCGGCTGGCTGGTCACCTTCGGCGAAAATGATTGCCGCTGCCGAATGGCGTTCTTTGATGATGGAATCGTGAATGAATTGCAAAAGCTATGACGGTTACGCTGCCGCAGATAATTGACTGGACGGTCACCGAAGACGCGGAGGCATACGTCCAGTCTCATCGTATCCGGTTGTTGAGGACGCTGGAGTGCGTCCCGGAGGGAGGCCCCGGCAAGGCCCTGCTGGACATGGGCAGCTATCTCCAGATGGCTCCGGTTTGCAAGTTCATCGGCGGCTACCCGGACGTGTATGCCTGCTACTTGGGGACAGGCACGCGGAACGCAAACATCATGTCCCGCGAGGGTAAAGAGTTCCAAAGCCGGATGGACTTCTTCGATGCCGAGAAGGACACTTTTCCCTACCAAGATGCCCAGTTCGACTGCGTGCTCTGCTGCGAGGTCTTGTCCTACATGCAGTGCGACCCGATGTGGATGATGTATGAGATCAACCGCACCATGAAGGTCGGCGGCACCCTGATCCTGTCCGTGCCCAACGCCTGCTCGATCAAGGCCGTCTGGAAAGTGCTGAACGGGTTCCACCCCGGATTTTTCAGCAACTACATCATCTCCAGCGAGCCGCGCCTGGCCAGGGAATACTCGCCCGGCGAGCTGAAAGACCTGGCTGAAGCCAGCGGCTACCAGGTGACAGAAGTCAAAGGCTGTAATTACGCGCTTGATTTCACCGAGACCGACCGCCACTTGATCGACCACCTGAGAGCCAATAGCTTCCCGGAGATCATCCGCGAGGAGTGCCTGATTACGGCTGCCCGGAAAATGACGGCACCGCAGTCTCGCTATCCAAAGTGGTTATACTACTAATGAAGATAAAATTGGTCATGCTCTACGACGAGGGCCGGGCGATGCTGGGGGAAGTCAGCGCCCCGCTGGTCCAGGCGTATGCCAGCAAACACGGCTATGGATTTGTCTGCTACCGGTCGTTGTTCAATCCGCAGCAGCCTGCTTCCTGGAACAAGCTCATGGCCGTGTGCTCGCAGATGGACGACTGCGACTGGATTATGTGGCTCGACGCGGACATCGTGCTGATGCGCCAGGACATCAAGTTGGAGGAGATCGTCAATACCTTTTCGTGGAATAAGCCGTTGCTCATCTCCCTGGATAAGTGGGGCGTGTGTTTTGGCGCTTTCTTGGTCAAAAATTGCGCCTGGTCGAAGGCTCTTTTTGATCTGCTGCCTATGCTGGGGACGGTTGATCCGGTTGGTCCGTTTGGCACCCGTGACGCCTGGGAGCAAAACGCCATCAAGTGCCTGATGCAGTTCTTCCCGGATTTTCGGAGCAAAATTTCGTTCATCCCGGAGTGGCTGATCTGCAACCAAGACTCCGACTTTTGGCCGGACGCCTGGATGAAACATTATTGGGCTGCCGGAAAGGTTGCCGTCTTAGAAACAGTCCGCGAACGAATGCTGGCGTGCGTGCGCGATGGCTGGTCAACGGAGGTGCATAAGCTATGAGAAATTGCCTTATCTTCGGTTCTGGCAGGTGCGGCACTTCCGCCCTCGCGGGGGCCTTGGCCAAGTCAGGAGTGTTCACGGGTCTGCACCCGGTCGGTGCGACCAGCCAGATGCCACAGGGCTACTGGGAAGACCACGGGGTATGCTGCTGGAACAACGATCTGCTGAAGCAGGTCTGCGACTTCAAAGGCATTTTAGTCGCTCCCATCCCGTTGGAAGCCCGCGAGAAAATGCCGCTGGCAAGGTTCCCCGATCTGATGGCCGTGCGGCGCTACTTTTGGTTTCAGCCCTATGCTTTCAAAGACCCGCGCTTCTCTTTCACCTACCCGGCCTGGAAGCCTTTCTTCGTTCAGCCGCACGTCAACATCGTCCTGTTCCGCAAACCATCCGATTTCGTGGATAGTGCCCTGCGCTTGCGGGCGGATCATCCCGTGATCGCCCAGGAGAGGTCTGCCCTGGAGCAGATGTGGCTCAATACTTATGAGCATGTGCTGGCCAACGACGACGGCACTTTTTGCTATATCGAGACCGACGAACTGATCGACGGCTCGATCCTGCCCTTCCTGGAGACACTGCTGAGTTACACGATCAAGCGGGACTTCATCCAGCCGAAAATGGCGCACATCACCAGGGGTAAAATGACCGCTAACGATCTGTGGCCGTGCTACCGTGAGCTGTTGGAGCGAACAAGCAAGAGGAGCGAACTTTTAGATTCTTCGGCTCAGGCAGCCGCCCCGTCAGCTCGGAATGGCTAAGACCCCCAAACAGGGAATTCTTACCGCTTCTTCGGGCTTCGGAGGTTCTTGGGGCATCCGCTGGATCAAGTTCAAGGCGAAGGCAGCTTTGGCCTGGCCGTCCTGCTGGATGGCCTGCTGCTGTTTGTTCGGCTCGAACTTTCTCGAAATGTCGATCATTTGGTTCAATTCCATAAACTTCGTTCTTAACTACAGCATGTCGCCGGATAAGATCAAACGCGAGATTGGCAATGCCTTCGAGGTCATCAAAAACCGTTCGACGGACGATGAAATCTACATCCTCTGTCCGGTTAGCGGGTGCGATGACAAAACAGGAAATCGGAGCATCAATGTCAAGACCCTCTACACACATTGCTGGCGCTGCCACGACCCCCAGCCCCATCACGTCAAGTCCCTGTTCAAGTTAAAAGGCTTGGAATGGGCCGACGATGAGGGCAGCGATGGCTTTGAAGGCTTTGGGCAGCAGCTTATGGAAGGCGACATGAGAAAGGCGGTTACGCCCGTCCAGGACATCGAACTGCCGACCGGGTTTGAGCTGCTGAGCAATAACCGCAAGAGCTGCTATTGGCGTTTCTGTCGGGACATGGCCGAACGCAAGCACTTGAGCATCGAAGACCTGGAGGAAGCCGGGGCTGGATTTACGCGCACGGGGCCATGGGAGCCGTTCTGCATTTTCCCGGTTTACGAAGGTATGCGATGCGTGTATTACCAGGGTCGCACCTACAACGACGAAGGCTTTGAGAGCACCAAGCGGTTTCCCGGCAAAAAAGAGGTTCCCTACGGGCCAAGCTATTGGGTTTACAACCTAGACGCCCTGACTGACCTCCAGGTGAGCCGGGTGATCGTCGTGGAGTCGATCCTTAACGCGCTGTCGCTCCGGCACAAGTTGCGCGAGCTGGATGTGGCCCATATCGCACCGGTCTGCGTTTTTACCCATCGCCTCAGTCGCTCCCAGGTTGCCAAGTTCCAGCGATACCGCCACATCAAGGAGTTCTGCATCCTGTTCGACAGCGATTCCAGTGACCTGGCCGTCGAGACCGGGGCCAGGCTTGGGGCGCTCCTGCCGGTCACGGTTGCCCGGATGCCCCACAGCCGAAGTGCCGATGGCACCGCCCGGTTGACCAATGACGCTAACGATGATGTAGAAGCGGCCCTATACGCCGTGACGGAACGACAAACGCCACTCCCGCAGGACGTAGCCATGATGCGCCTGGGTAAAGACTTCCCTGGCGCACGTGGCAGCCTGGCCCACGATCCAGGAGCAAAATTGTAAACAAAAGTAACTGCGTTCTTTTTAGGTGGTCGGTGCGGGGACAAGCAGAAGGTGTGCGAAGCCTATGAATATGAGAGTTATGGCGGGCAGAGTGGTGGTCAAGCAACACGCAACGAAGCTCAAGGGCGCGATCCAGCTTCCTCCCAATCGGGCGAAGCTCTACGAGATCGGCGAAGTGATCGCGGTCGGCGCGATGGAGGGTTATGGGCCGGATGGCAAACACAGCACCAAAGAGACTTACATCGCTGGCGATCTTGTGCTGTTCCAGCTTCCATCGTCTTTAGTCGAGAGTCTCACCTTCGACATCAAGGGCGTGCTGAATTGCTTCCTCCACGTCGAGGACATCATCGCCAGGCTCACCAGGGACGTGATCGAGTTGGAATCGTTCAAGATCGTGGGGCGTTTTGTGCTCATCGAGCCGTCTGTTCGCCGCGAAAGCCTTATCGTTCTGCCGGATACCGCCGAGGATGCCAAGAGGGAAAACCTCCATTTCAGCGTGCGCCAGGTCGGTGCGGACGTTGGCTATCCATTTTACACCGGCCAGGAGGTTTTCCCGGATAAAGGCCGGGTCAACCCCATGACTATCGAGAATACTGAGCTGGCTTTCGTCGATCAGCAGTTCATCTACGGCGCACTGGCCACGGATTGAAAAGATAGCGATGGCTGGGCCACGGCGTAAAGCGCGTAGTTAAGCCGATGATAACGCTGATGTTTGCTGGCAAGCCGCTACCACCGATTCTGACTGCCAACGTATCGGCGGCGCTGAGCATCCTGGTGGACGGCCAGGTTCCGTTGCAGTCCGTTTGGTCGGTCTGGGCGACGGTCGAAATTGCCTCTGGAACGACCCCGGTGATTTCGTTCACGCCGGTTGATCCGGTCACCACTTTGATCGACGTGTTCGTCGTTAAAGGCGACGGTTCTGCTCAGCACCAAAGCTTTTTCGTTCAAGTTGTTAGCACTCCCATTGGCCCGATTACGACCTCCATCAATTGGAGCAAGATTCAATACCGCAAGAGCGACCCTATCGACGCTCAAATCGTCTTCAGCGACCCCAGGGGCCGGAACTACCAGTCGCTCACTTGGAACCTTTACCGGAACAGCATTTGGCAGGCATCAGGCACCACCGCCACGATCCACTACGAAAACGCCGATCACGGTGTTTACCGGATCGTCGCCAAGGTCATTGACAACGATAACAACACTGTCACTGGCGACAGCTCAGCGGTCGTGGTCGGCGACTACGAAATTCAGGCCAGCCTCCAGCCGCAGCCGGGCAAGACAATGCAATTCCTGGGCTATGCTTATACTGGCGAGCAGATCGGCGAGGCGAGCTTTTCATCCACCGTGGCTATGCCTATGACCGCAATGGCCGAGCAAATTTACCTGCTGCCAGGCACGACTTATTTCCAGGTCGAACTTGATCCAGAGACGGTGCGTGCGCCGGGCCAGGTCGTCGTCCGCACACCCACAGGCAACTGGTCTGTCCGAGGCGAAGCTCCGGGCACGATTGACCTGCCCTACGAGTTTCTGAGCAACACTTACTTCGTGCCCGCGCCCGCCGACCTCCGGCTCCAGATCACGACCGAAGGTTTCGCCACGTCGGTCGGCCCGCAATTGCCATTCCGCTTCCGCATCCGGGTGAAGTGCTTTTATGATAAGACCCAGGTTTATGAGTTCAGGCTGTGCCCTGAATCCACGTCCGAGGGTGGAGCAGGCCAGCGTGCCCGGCGCTTCGCCGTCCTGTTCAGCAAGGTGAACCTGCTGACCGATACGGATACGCCCGAAGGCCGCATGGGCAGCTCGCCGACCGCTATCCAGACCTATGAAACTGACTTGCCCGAAACGCTGCCGGTCACCCTCAGCTTGGAAGGCAGGCCCGACATTTCGGAGCAGTCGCACCGGCTGTTCTACACCGATCAAAACTGGACGACTTCGTATGACCCGGCGACTGAAGGACTTCTGGAAGTCGATGCCCACTCGACCTATGCCATCGAGGAATCGCGTCCGTTCACAATTTCATTCATGATGCCCGCCTACCCCACGATCATCCAGCGTCCTCGCCGGGTTTGGGGCAAGGTCGCCATCTACTTGGCCAATGGCTATGTGAATGCGGGGACAGTCATCAGCGTGAACCTGCTCACCGCAGGCGGTTACAGCACTCGTTCGGTCGCGGTGCCGGTTATGGCGGATGCTTTCAGCCCTGACCTCCAAACCTACCTCAAAATCGCAGAGGCAAATGTTGACATTTCCGACGCTGAGTTCATTGACAACGGCATTGTTGGCATCGTCAACCTCGACGAGAGTGGGGCCGATCTCGTCTCCTGGCCGGTTGGAGTTACCCGGCCCGATCCAGCCGAGCTGCAAGGCACGGTTTACTCGATGGTTTCAGGTCCATTCGCCCGTTTTGACGGCGCGTGCTATCACAACGTCGGCCCGTTGGTCGCCATGATGGGCACTACGACGGCTAGCGCCAACGGCACCTACACCGTGGACGCTTCCGGCACCATCTACCCACTGGTCGCTGACATCATCGCCTGCTACGACCCAAAATGCGTGCCAGCGGGCCTGTTCTGCTACGGCGAATACAATGGGGCTACTAAGCTCCATGTCCTCCAGCCGCTCTATAATCCGGCTCCTTACGTGGCCCCCGCTGACCAGGTAACGCGCTGTTACTGCAATCCGTGCATCACTTTGGAGTGGGTCGGCACTGATGGCATCCTGCCCGCCTATGATCCTTTTGTGGCCTACACGAACGGGAGCTACTGCGGTGTGGCTTATGCCTTCCTGGCCTGCAACGGCACCAGCAATCCACTGGTCATTCCCTATCCCAGCACGACAATTCCTCCCGGCTACGTGGCCTACAACGGCACCTGCTACGGCAACGCGGGCAGCCTAGCTTACACAACCGGCTACAGCCTGGTCGGGCGCGACGAAGTGGATGTGGTCTATGACTGCCAGGACTCCTTCTGCACCGGCTCCGCCACGGGCGGCATGGTTGTGCGCTACCGCGACCACGAGACCCAGCGCGACGTGGACGTTTACATGAACCACATGGACACGGGAGTTCCGTTCCAAGGTGTCGTGCCGCAAACTTACGACGACGGCGCGGCTGGTTTGATCGAAGGCCACGCAACGGTTATCGTCAGCAAGAATGTCGTCGAGCAGCCGGTTTTGGTGGTTCCTGGCAGTGGCACTCTGGAGTTCATCGTTTCGGTGAGCAGCAACGACAAGCAACTCATCCGCTATCGCGCCGGGGTTCCAACCCGATTCCCAATGCGCTTGGGCACGTTCGTCACGAAGATGGACGTGAGGGCAGGCGATCAGATCAACTTCAGGATGTATGCCAAGAGAGCGACTATTCACATCTCCTGGAAGCCCTGGGTGCCCCGGCCTCGCCTCTACGCGACCGGCACGCTTTATCCTACGGCCCCGACACCAATCCGCGCCGTAGGTTTCACCGGCCTGACGAATCGCAGTGAGTATGCCTTCTACGGAACGCTGCCCGCCGATGTGTCCATGACCGAGGTTAATCCCGACAGCATCCTGACAGTTAAAGCGAGCGGCGTGGAATACGCCCTGGTGCGAGCCAGAGGTATCACCGATTCAGTCCCGGCATTGCCGTTTCCCTGCGTTTGGTATGGCAGCAACACCCCGTTGGTCGGCCCGCTGGTCTTCAAGCTCTATTCCGGGCGCGAAGATGCCGGTGGAAACGGCGATCTCGATGTGTGGCTGGCCGAACAGGGAGAGTTGGCACCCATCTTCGCGGCCAATTCCTACCAAAGTTTGGTGCGATACGGAGACCCGCTGCCAACTAACCGGGTGCCGGAGGTCGAACGCAACAGCCTTCGGGTGGTGGACTCGGCCTTCACCTATCGCTGGCCTTCCGCCTATATTGCAAACAACGGCAACCGTCTGGTCGTAGCCGCTCCGCCGATCCCGAATCGGCCCGTCGCACTGGTCTATGCCGATCTTTACACCTGGGCTGGCACCGTGCCTGGCGGGGCCTACAACATTTTGCCCTGGAACATCGGCAGCCGGATGTCCGTCAACGACCACATTTACGTGGATATGCTGGTGATGCCGGACGGCACGCGCATGTTCGTAGCTGTGGTCAATCTCATAAATTCCAGCACCTTCGTCACCAGCCCTGGCGGCTCGCGGGATACGGTTCGACAGACGACCCTTGACTTTGCTGCCAGCGTGGGCGCTGACCTGGCCTTCAATGGCAACTTCTTCCTGCCCTTCCCGTCTGCCAGCCCGAACGCGGCGGATGTTGGATTTGTGGCGTCGTCAGGCATCGTTTTCTCGCCCTTCGAGCCTCAGCCTATCGGTATTGGCTACGCCAATCAGAGCTACGCGATCCTGCCGTATGCCCCGGCGCTAAACATCGGCGTCAGCGGCATGGCCACGGTCGTCCACCGCGACGGAGCCTACGTGGACAACAAACACGTCCTGGAGGGCGTGGCCTTGTGGAATGGCGTTGCGGGCAGCGCCCAGGTCGTTACGAACGGCGTCAAAACCATTCCGATCTATGGATCAGGCACGAACCAGCTCACCGCCATGAGCGGCTACTCGAACAGCAACTCGTGGTATAACCTCAAGCGTGCCCGCACCGTTGTTGGCGTGAAGAGCGACAGAAGCACCCTGGTCGTCTGTGTGGCCGAAGGTGTGAGCGGATCGTTGGGAGGCAACGGCGGCATGGCCGTGGGTGACATCGTGGACATTTTGATGCGGAACTACGCCGTCTATAACGCGCTCAATCTCGATGGCGGCGGCAGCTCGTCATTGGTGGTCAAGATGAACGGCAACTACACTATGCTGAACACCAGCCTTGATGGGCCGCTGGGCCGTGCCGTGGGTTGCAACTTGGCCATCTCTATACCATAGGCGGCAGTTGCCGGGCGTCCTCCCGGCTCAGCCGGTCCAAGTCTTTCTCCAGATCGCGCCTCGCCAGCGCGGCCTGAATTTTAGCCATCAAGTGAGGGTCTTTGCTGATGAAGGTCCGTGCCACTGCCAGAATACCCATGAATGCCTCCCTGAGCACATCTGGGGAGTTCTGGCGGATCATTACATAGCACGGCGCAAAGGTGCCTCTGGGATACGAAGCGACGACCTGGATCACGTAATCGTTGCTATCCGTAGGGCAGGAAGCCATTTCGACCCTGGCCGTAACATTCTGTGGGTCATACACGTAGCCTGGATAGCTGGTGACATAGGCCAGGCGCGGTGCCTCCTTAACCATCATTTCCAGGATGAACCGGTCCATCTCGATGCAGAAACCGGAGTGACCCACATCGGCTACGGTCTGGAAACCAACCTCGCGGAGCAGGGCGCTGGCGGCGCGAAGGGCCTTGAAATAGAGCGTGGCCCGTTGGTGCCGGGTCAGCGGCCCCGGCGGCTGGGCAGGCTCGCGGACAGCGTGAATCCTGGGGTCGTATTTGACGACGGCCCCGTCCTGGTTGGCGATGAAACCGATTTGCTTCACGCCAGGAAGAACAAAAAGGCCGAGCCATTCGGCCCGGCCTGCGACTGTATGACTGCCTTTGTCCGCGAAAAGCTTACGATGCGGCAGGCTCGTTGTAATTGAGACCGTCCGGGTTGAGCTGGCCGGTTGTGGCGTCGAGGGAACCCCACTTCTTGGTGAGATTCGGGGTGTTGAAGGCCGGGTCGAAGCCCCAGCCCTGACGACTGACCTGGCTGATGTCGATCTGTGCCCCACGAATGTCGCTCTTGTTGCGGAGGACAGCCGTGATGTTGACAGTGGTCGAGCGAACGACGATGCCGTTGACTGTTGCGGCGACACCCGACCCGAAGAAGCCGATGCGCTTGCTCAGGAGGTTGTAGCTGCGGGTCACGGCACCCCGTGCGGCAACCGTGATTTCCGGCCCGACGTATGCGCCGATGCCAAGTGGCGTCACGTCAGCGTAGCCGGATGGGGTTGTGGTGGGAGCCACATATTGTTTGACGCGGATGTAGGCCGCGATTGAGCCGGTGTTTTCAAAGATGAAATCCACCGCGCCCAGGCGCTCGTTAGCCGTCTGTGCGTAGCCGGAAAGCCGGGTTGCGTCTGTTCCAAAGGGAACTAAACTTGCTTGATTCATAGGTTATGTGTTTTTGCTGCGTTTTGCACTCCCGGCTTGGCCTGGAGTGCCTTAATCACAAGTAACCACGCGAGCACTTTTTAAGATGCCTAACACTATTGAGAGTTAAGGCGCTTCGATGGGATAGAATTTGTTTACACCTTTTGGAAAATCAGCACGAGATTGGTCTGCCAGACGAAGGAGGCAGCCAAATTGAACCCCTCGGTGAGCTGCTTGTTGCAGAGGACCACGATGCTGTTGGCCAGATCGGTGACCGTCGCCATGTCAATGCGGAAGACTCGTGTGTTCATTTCGGAGCTTCCGGGATGTTGTTCACTTTGCGGGTGATAAAATCAATTGCGTTGCTGCTCAGGTTGCCATTGGCGTCCCTGGCGAACATCAGAGAAGCCCCCGGCTGGCTAATGGCATTTTTGCCCACTGCGAGGCGCTGGTAAACCAGCCCACCCTTGATGATGTGCTCCATCCGAATCTCCATTATTACGTCGGGCACCGTGGCTGGGTCGTTGGTATTGCCGGGGACGAAAGCGAACTCGTTCCTGAAATACCCGAAGCGTATCTCGTAAAGCTGGGTGGATGGGTTCTCCGAAACGCTGACGCCCAGGCCCGTTTGGGTTGTGGTGATGACCGAGTTCAGATTTTCGCAGCCCGTGGCGCAGAGTGCCAGAGCTGTGCCGAGGAAAAGAATTTGCAGCTTTCTCATAACTTAATTACCTTTGATCTCCAGGATCGTGTTGCTATTGATCGGGATGTGCGCCGTCACAACACTTGAGAGGCCCGCATTTAGACGGCCAGACCCGGCGTAAACGCCCAGCGTGTTGGCTTTGACCACGGTCACCTGGTTGGTATTGTTTACGCGGAACACTCCGAGGCCGAGAACCAGGTGGGTGCTCTTTCCCAGGGGCACGCACCCAGTGAGCGCCAGCAGCACGAGTGGTAATAGCTTTTTCATGCGCCCGACTCCGCACTGACCACCACGCATCCGCACCGACCGTGCCCGCATTGACCACAAACGAATAGAACGGATTATTTAGAAATCTGATCCCCGTAGGCCAGCATGGTATCGTCTTCCAGGACGATTCCCACGTTCTGCGGCGGATTTTGCTTTAAGTATCGGAGCATGATGTCCTGCTTGGAACGCGGGATCGGCTGGTTGCCCACTTCCCCTTCTTTGTTCCCCGCGACGGTCATCTCGAAGTCGTAGATGGCCTCGTCGGCGCGGTTAGCCAGGGGATGGGCATAATACCGCTCAGCCTCCGCGATGTCCTTCAAGACGACCTTGTAGCGATCCTCCGAGTCCGCCTTGACGCTGACCAGGAAATCGTCGAGCGACACTTGACGATAGGCCGGGAAGCCCTCCAGGGGCACCCAGGACACGTCTATCCGGCCTCCCTGGATGTCCACAATGGCCACGCGCTTGGCTTCCCCGGACTCGCCCCAGTCCTGCTGAAAGGGGGAGCCGATGTAATGAAGCTTGCCGAGGGTTTGCGGCTTGTGAATATGTCCAAGTAAGCCAATGTTTACAAAATCTAGCGCCTCCTTGGAGAAGCCGCCCGCTGCCGTGCCCGTAGGCATCTGGCATCCGGCGACCTGGAAGTGGCCGAGGAGCAGCGCGGGTCTCTTGGGCCGGTTCAGCCGCAGGAAGTCCGTAATCGAGCGTTCGTCGTCTTGATAGCTGATGCACAAAATGTTTACTTTTCCGCACGGAATGGCCTCGCAGCCGTCCACGACATGGAAAAAGGCCCGGAACATTTTCCCGGCGTGGATTTTTGGCGAGCGTAACCATTGCTCATGGTTGCCCACTAATTTTAGATTCCATTCCCCTTTAAATTCCTTCAAGTGATCGCATAAAAGGTCAATAACTGGCACCGGAATTGCGCTTCTGTCGTCCGTAGTATCACCGAGATCAAAGAGGGCGTCACATTTTTGCTCGCGGTATATCCGTTTCAGTTCTTTGAAAAACCGGTCTATTCTCCAGAGTTGGAGAGATCGGCTAGGGTCCGCAAAACAGCGTTCGTGGCCGTCCGTCGCCTGTAAATCGCTATACACTAAGGCACGCATATTGATGATTATGAACACGTTCAATCCAAGCGATGAACTCCTCTTTTGTCATGATAGATTTAGCCACGTTGCAGATTCGGCAGCACGGCACCACGTTGCTCAGCAGGTAGCCGCGTTTGGGATCAACCCGGTCAAGACCGTTATACGTGAACGTGCCGTAGGCATCGTGGTATTTTGTCTCGATATTGCTGGGAGGACACCCGCAATAGTGGCACGCCTGCTGAGTCAGTGCCAAAAACTGGGCCTTGCTGATGACGAACTCAAGGCATTTGTTCCGTGCCCGCATGAGATAGCGGTTGTAAACAAAGTTCAAGCAGGCTTCGCCACAACCAAGACGCTTTTTATAGTTGGTGATGTGAATTGTCGTTTCTCGCTGGAGGCACCCGCAGCTCCTCGTAATCCCCCACCGGGCAACGACTTCACTGCCACAATCGCATTTGAAAAGGAACTGCCGACCGCCCCAGCGGTCGGGTTCCGACTCTTTGACCAGGGTTAAGCGCCCATTGTGGTCGCCGGACTTGCGTTCAATCCGTGCTGGCATACCGCCGTATAGAACCAAATCCAGCAAGTTAATAGTAGTGACAAATTGATCCATAATGCGCTTAGGCGCGACTCGGCGCTGCTTTCTGTTCCGTTCTGTTGAGTGTGCGAGTTATTGTTGTGCGGCTCTACTGCTTAAAAGTGAACGGATGGATGGTGTGCGAGGTCACTGCCGAAGTCCCCTCGTGGCTGCCGATTCGTCCAAAGTTGGATCGTAAGTGGCTCCGCCAGGTCGTGACCCAAGCCCTTGGTGAGTATTTTTGCCCGCGCAACAAGTTCGACTTGCAGGACGTAGTTAGAGCATGACCTACAAAGAACTGGCCATATTGTTGGTCGAAAAGCTGGCGGACGCGAGTATCGACAAGAAAATTTCGGTCTATGTCAATCGGCTTATGCTCCGTCTTCACTCGCAACAAGCTTTGATGGCCAATCTGGCGGACGTGGCTGTTTTCAAGCCTGGAATCGAAAGTAATACCGATGACCAGGTGGAAGACGGCGTGTTCAACGAGGCTGAGGAACGGGAAAAGCCCGAAGCGCCCACCGATGAGGTCATTGTCCAGCTCTCCTTCCGCCGTCTTCCCCAGGAAGTGATTACGCCGCTCCTTCGGCTAATTGCCGCTCCGCGAGAGCCTAAACTCTTTCGGTTCGTGAAGGACGGCCAAGCCCGCACCGGTATTCAACTTGAGCTGAAGCCGGAGGACTTTCCTGGCGAGGAATACGACTACGCTTTTTGATGAGTGTGACTCCATCCGAGATTGCCCGAAGGATTGCAGGCACTTACATCGAGGATGACCGTTCTCCCAAGCCTCCGCTGTCGGCGTGGATTCAGTCTGAGTGCCGGGCTGGTTGTTTTCGGGAGGCGTTGCTGGAGGCGATCAAGGAACAGGACGAGCCGCTAAGCGTGGAACTGGCAGTGGTTGAAAAGATTGACGCAGACAAGATCACGGTGCGGATACCGTGCCGCGTTGCCGATCATGAGAGCACTTCGACGTTCGAGTTGGACGTTCATTTTGAGCTTAACCCTTTGACGCAGAAGGCGCAGAGAGTTTAGTCCATAATGTCCGTGTCAGTGCTCGCGTGCTCAGGGTTCTTGTATGCCAGCCTTCCCGCCAGATGGTCACGGCCAATCTTGCGGAAAAACTGATTGACGGACTTCACACCCAAGATTGGTTGATCGACCAGCATTTTGCTCACGATAGTTGCCTGGTCCTTCGGAATCCTAAACGACACGATGTATTCTTTGAGCTTTCTTTCAGCCATACGCTCGATAGAACGGAATCGTTAGCAAGGGTTCCCGTTCTTTTCGGTAGTTAAAAGCGTATGGCAAACACGACTGCGACAAGCCTGCTAAAATATTTGGGGATGATCGGCACATCCGGGCAGCCCACCGGAAGCCTCGTCCCGCGTGCTGGCACGCCCACAGCAGATCAAGAGCTATTCAAGGATTTTCAGGAGGCTGGCCGCGTCGCCAATCCCGATGTCTGGTCAAGGTTCAACGCCTACATGCGCCGTCCGGTCACGTTCGACGCGATGCTCCAATTGTGGGATGAAATGGCAGGGTGGGACATGATGGCTGCCGCCCTAGTGGAAATTGTTGACGAAGCTACGCAGCAAGACCAGAATAGCCCAGCCACTCTCTGGTATCAGTGCAACGACCGTGAGTTTGAGGACGATTTGAATGGAATGCTCATTAACCTCAACGCTGAGGAACTGCTGCCGTCCCAAGTTTACTACGTTTCTGCCCTGGGCAATCACTTTGAGAAGTTGGAATACGCCCCTGGCGAGGGCGTGATGGGCATGTCGTTCATCCATCCGATGGATATTCGCCGCTACTGGCTCGAACGGAACCGCAAGGTCGTAGGCTTTCGCTGGACGGGTCACAAGCCCAGTAAAGAGGCCGCGTTTGTTCACCCGGACAACAAGACCCCTATTGAGCGCGTGGCCATCAGCGACGGACAAAACATCGAGGAGCTTTGGTATCCCTGGGACATGCTCCACTTCCGCCGCATGTATCGCCTCCGCATCAGCGAACATGGCGAGCCGATCTTCGACGAGGCGCAGGGGATTTACAAAAAGCTCCGGTTGGCCATCGACCAGATGGTCGTTCACCGCGCCCAGGTTCAGCCCGACCGCTATGTCATCAACATCGACACCAAAGACCAGCCGCCGATGGAGCAGATGAAGACCGTGCAACGGTGGAAGCAGACGCTCCGCAGCAAGTTGTCCTTCGGCCTCCAGAACCAAGGCAGCACGGGGCTGACCTCCGACCTAACCGACCCGATGGGCTTCCAGGCTTTTTACAACGCCTGGTCGCTGGACACGATCCTGTGGGTCGCCAAGCCAACCGGCTTCGAGCACACCATCGAAAAGCTCCAGGGCACGCAGAACATCCCCGATGTTTACGACATCGAGCTGTTGACCGACTTGTTTTACTCGATCATCGGTATGCCGCGCTCCTGGTTCGGGGCCAAGACCGGCAGCGGCGGGGGCGACCAGGCCATGTCCGGCAAGGCGTTGTTGGCCCAGGACATGCGGTTCTTGCGGAAGATCAAGGGCATCCGCCGTCCGCTGCTCAACGGTTATACCTGGCTCGGATACTTCCATGCCGTGCTCAAGGGCAAGGACATCCGTGAGCTGGACATCAAGGCGATGATGCCGCCCATTGGGTCGCTGGAAGACCAGATGAAGCTGGAGATGCTGCGCCAGCAGGCTGAGGTCATGGACATCCTGGCCGACGTGATGGCCAAATACAACCTTCCCCGCGAAGCTTGGGTCGAGACGATTTTCAAACGCTACATGAGACTGCCCGATGAGGTTGTCAACATGTTCATCACCGCGCTCCCCAACGAAATCGAGGAGCCAGCTATGGAAAGTTTACAAAAACGACCTGCTCCCTACAGCTACCGCATCCTGCGCGAGATCGAAGACAAGGTGCGCCAGAATGGTGAGCTGGTTAACCTGTGCGAGGAGCTGCGCCAGGGATTGAAAGGCGAAGCGGCTCCCGCCCGCAGCCGCGCTCACCGCAAACTCCACGAAAACATGCTGAGCGTGAAGGGCATGGCCATGAAGAAGCAGATTGGTGACTGGGATGTGATCGTCTCCTCCTATGGCCGTCACCCGATGGAACTGAAGCGCCAGAGCGAAGCTGGTAGTCCTCCTGAGTCTGGCCCAGCCCCGCTCAACGAAACGAAGGCCGCACAGCCTTACCGGCAATTCTACCCGGAGAGGATGTAGTAATGCTCACGATCACTTGCGACCTGGCGCACACGGTGAACCAGATGGTTTTGCCGGGCAAGGACTATGGCGTCATCCACCTGACCGCCTCGGTTACGGACAATAATCCGGCTCTGAACACCGTGGGAACCACGCTGGACTGGAACGATGGCAGCCCGCCTGTTCAGATCGCGCCCGGCCAGAAACCTATAAACATCAACGAGACCCGCGAGCTGCGGCTGGGCACCTACTATGTTACCCTCCTGGCTTACAACTACCAGATGCCGACCCCAGGCTTGGCCGCATACTACATCACCATCGTAGTTCAGCCGGAACAGCTTGTTCCTACCACGGACAGCTACCTGTTCGGTCCCATCCTCCCCATGGACGATAAGTTTCCGAATGAAATCGAGTGGAACTTTCATACGGGCATCAATCTGGATGTGCTGAAGTCATCGGTGAAAATGCTGCTTATCACGAGCAAGGGCGAGCGGGTCATGAACCCGACTTACGGCACCAACCTGCGTCGGGTTGTCTTCGAGCCAAACGACGGTAACGTCACTAGCATCATCCAACAGGAAATCGACGAGGCCATCAACCAGTTTGAGCCACGGGTCGCCCTAGAGTCCTTGGAAGTGATCCGAGAGAGCGCACGGGCGGTCTTGGTCAACGCCAAGTTCCTATCCCGGATGAACCAGACTACCTTTAATCTCTCACTGCCATTCACGCAATCATGAGCCTGACCGAAAGAAAGAAGACCATCAACCGGCAAGACTTCATCCGCAAGTGGATGCAGCAGTGCGGCGTCACTTATGATGTGGCCTGCCAGCTTTACCGCACAATGGTCTCGACCTTTGAGGAAGGCGTCGCAGATGGCAGTAAAGTCACCATCGGAAGGCTGGGAGCTTTGGTGCCTCAGTGGCAGGAAGCCCGCACCGTAACGATGGGCTTCCGGCGCACGCCCAATCGGGGCGTTGTCAGGCAGAAGCAGACCTACATCCTTGATCCAAGAATAAGATACAGGTTCAAAATTTACCGGGAGTGGATGAACACCCGGCACTTGAACTGGTATGGCTGAGTAATTAAAGCGTTATGGCAATCGACCTGCTATCAATCCCGGATGCCGCAGCAATCAACTACGGCGAGAATGACGTGCGCCACTTCACGGAAGGCGACGCAATGGATGTGCCGGGCATTTCCCGGCCCACGCGACACCTGGCCCAGCGCGACGTGGCCATTGCCACGAAAGTCAACGAAGTGATAGAAATTGTAAACAATAAAGAACAGTTCGTGCCCTTGCCGGTGCTGCGGACGACGCTCCCGCCCAACGCCGAGGAGATCATTCAGAATTTCCGCATCCCGCCCGGCTTCGAGTGCCGCGTGCTCAACGCCATCGTGACCTCGATCCCAGCCTCCTCCAGCGCCGAGCTGGACATTTACTACACGCCGAACAGCTTCGGGAACTCGACGGGCGCTCAGATTGTCAGCACGTCCGTCGAATACACGGGCGGCACTCAGTTTTACTCCAGTGGCGAATTCATCATTACGCTCAAGAATCGTGGCGGCTCGACCTTGGAGATGATCGCCTCGATCCTGTTGACCATGCGGCCCCTGGGGGCCACGTCCGCATTCCTCCTGGCTTCGGCCACAATCGCGCCTTCAGGGCCTCCTGGCGTTGCTGGACCACCGGGGCAGGCCGGGGCAGGCGGGGGGGTCGGTCCTGCGGGAAGTCCGGGCCTGGCCTGGAGATCGACTTACAATCCATCAACTCCGTATGGTGCCTTGGACGTGGTGTTTTGGGACGGCTCCTGCTGGAAGTCCCAGGCTTCAGGCAACACGGGCAACACCCCGTTCGACGGTAGCACTTGGTGGGAATATCTGGCTCAGAAAGGTGATCCAGGGTTTGATTGGAAGGGCATCTATGATCCGGTCCTGGCTTACGCCTTGAACGATGGCGTGGAATATCTGGGCAGTTCCTACGTGTGCGTAGTCACGGTCTCAGCCATAGGCCATGATCCGGTCGGCTATCCTGCTGACTGGGATTTGATTGCGGCCAAGGGCGCGGACGGTTTTCGCTATCGTGGCGTTTGGGGCAATCCGCCCGTGGACAATCCAAGCACGCCTTACGCGCTGAACGATGTGGTCAACTACTCCGCCAGCGGTGTTACTTCTACCTATGTCGCCATCAATCCGACCGTGCCTCCGCCCCGCTGGGATCAAGTGCCTCCAGGCAACACGAGCTGGCAGTTGATGTTCGGCGCACCGTTGACGACTTACGGCTTCAATACCGTCACGGGAAAGGCTTACGTCGAGGCCGACTTCTTGCCAATGGATGGGGATGGGCCTTACGCTAGCATACCGCTCAGTTATCCTGGCACCGCAACCACTACTTTCACCGAGTTTAAAGTGGCGGATGCGGCGATTGGCCACGGTTTGTGCGTCCTCAAGTTCGTTCAGTATGCCCGCTGGCTGGGTTCGATTACCCTGGTGCTCCCCAGCCTTAGCTCAGTGCCGACTGCGGCCACAGTGAATTGGCTGGCGGCGGACACGGTGCTTACCGTCAACAGCGCCGGAACTTTTACCAGTTATGGCACCCATCCAACGCAGGTGATCTCTGGGGCACCACCCGTGGACGTTCCTGGATTTGTGACCAATGGGACGGCAGTCGGGCCGAGGCTGCGCCAGTGGGACGACAAGATCACAATTACGAATACGCCCAACCAAGCCAGCAATATCTACCTGGGCCTTATTGGGTTCCGGTCTTATTAGCGGGTAGGGTAACTCTGAAAGGAAAGGCAGGTGGAGGCCCGTCCGAACAGGCGGGCCAGGTTGCTTCCGGGCTTTCACCTCTGGCTACGCGGGCTTTACCTTCCTCGTAGTGCTCCACGGCCTTCTTCCAGAAGACATCCTTGCAGTCGGGCCAGTATTTGGCCATGTAATCCACGAGCATGTCGCCGTAGGCGATGGAGGATTCGGCCATCTTCTTTTGTTGTATCAGCGCGAGGATGACCGCATTGCGCTGCGCACACTCGTTCCAGTCGGCCCCCGCCGCCAGCATTTTTTCCACCAGTTCGCGCCCCCGGCCCAGGTAAAAGGTCGCCATCATGGAGGCGAATGGATTTTGCGCGTCCCACAGGAGCATGGCGCGGATGAGCTGGTGCTCGGTCTCCGTCATCAGTCCGCGAACTTTAAGTTGTTTACAAATTACGTCTGGCATAGGCTCTAGCAGCATCCGGTGTGGTCAACCATCGCCATCGACAGCATATCGCTTGCGATGACCGCGCCGTCATCCACGGCGCTGTTGTCCGCAATTACGCGGATGCCGTAGGCAAAATTAGTGCCGTTCTTGTTTGATTGATGGTGCCTAATGCCCAGTCTGATCGGCGTGACTGCGGGTGGACTGGCGCTGGTTGTGCCGGAGGGATTGTCGCCGATGATCCAGTCATCGCCCGCGTGTGCGCCGTCCTGAAGGACTTCGATTTGAAAACCATTGTTGACGCCGTAAATCCCGCTGCCTCCCAAGTTCGTCCAGGTAGGATTGGAGGCGTCCGTGCAGTATTGATACTTCCAAAGGATCGGAGGCGTGCCCTGAACCAGCATTTCGACCACGAAGTCGCACATCGGGTCGTCGTTGGTCTCGTCTTTCCAGTAACAGGTTTGCTGGTAGGTCAGTGAGCTGCCGTGGCTGATGATCGACGTAGGAAGAATTTGCGGGCAGGTGTTCGTGAATCGAGTTGGTTGGGTTGGCCCTGTGGCCACGTGGTCGCAGACGATCAGGTAAGGGCTGCCTCCAATGACGATGATGACGCCCCGGCGACCAACGATGTGCGCGGCGCTGTCGCGGGTGTAGCGCGTGATTCCGGCCAGGCCACTATGGACGCTTTCCGGGGCTATGCCCGCGTGAGTTAGCAAGGTCGTATCTGAAGCTCCGGCGATGATGTTCAAACTTCCGGCAAATTCAGTGGCTAGAGAGGCCACGGTGGGGCTGCCCACGGTTAGATCGAGCGCCGGATCGGAGTTCTGCGGGGAGATGATGCCAGTGTAGGGCGGCAACACTGGGTCTGAATGGCCGTCAATGCCGCCCGAAAGCTGGGCTGGAGCATAGTAAATCTGGTTGCCCATGGCGATGCGGAGAACCCGGCCAGGAGTGTTGGTGTGGCAGCAGCCGCCTGAATCGAAGAATTGGTGATCCATGCCTGTCCAGCCGTGTGACTTCGACATGCTGGAATTGACGTGATCGTTCAGGTTGTTGGCCAAAGCGTCCAGGCCGCTGATCGTATTCTTCAGCTCGCCCTGTGTGACTATTGGTTTCTGGCTCATGCGGTGTGGTCGTAAAACAAGCCAGCCGGGGTGTAACTATCGAAGAAATCAGCCACATCATCCCAAAACGAGCTTTCTCGCCAGTTCTTCTGTTGCCAGACGATGATGAGTCTGACCTCGCTGCTCATCACCAGGCCAAAATCGTTGCTGACCTCCACTATATACAACCCAGCGTCAGCCAGATAGGCGTTGGTTACGGTGAACTGGTTGGAGATGGCCCCTTCAATGGGATTGCCGTTGTGAAACCACTGGTAGTAGAGCGGCGGAGCGCCCGTCGCCTGGACGTAGAAGCGAGCCGTTTCGCCGGTGCCGATATTGACTGCTTTGGGCTGCTTAGTGATGGTTGGGGCGTCGCCAACCAGCTCTTGGACGAAGGGCTTGATCGGAACGACGACGTTCACATCGGCATTGTAGTTGGTCAGCGGAATACGGAGCCGCGAGCTGAGGGCAATCGTATCTCCACACGAGTCAACCCAGTTCGCGCTGACGAACGTGATCTGATAATGTTTCTCCCAGTCGCCGTTAACATGGACAGCAACCCCTTCGGCATAGTTATCGACGTTTTGCGCCGCTGACAGCCGTGAGGCGGTGGTTGCTAAAGCTGTGTTGCTCATTTAACTCCGCACTGACCACATGCTTTTAGAACTCAGTCTGCGGGCGGGCGTTCCAGGAACTTGTCAGCCTCTTTGGTTTCGGGGCTTTCGGCGGGGGCAGGGCCTCCAAATTCTTCCTCGCCGCCCTCACCTTCGCTGCCCGCCCTGCCCATTGGGGCTTTGGTGTCCACCGGGCCTTCAGCGCCTTCCGGCTCTTCGGCTCCAATTTCCTGTCCGAGCAATTCGGGGTCGCGGCCTTCCTCGCCGGGCATACCCGCTTCATCGCCGCCCTCAATGGCCTGCTTCTCCGCGTCTTTGGCCTCCTTGTATTCCTCCTCGTCTTCACCGGGGCCAGGGACGTTTTCGAGATACCAGCCAAGTTCGGCATACAACTCGTCGGCCAGCGGGTCGGCATGATCCTGCTCCAATGCCCGGAAAATCGCGTTGAGTTGACCCCAGCTCAGTTCGACTTTGTAGTCATTAAAAGTTTCCTTAATTTTTTGTATCTTCATAATGCCATTCGAGAAGCACGCGGCTCCTCCAGGTATCTACAACGCGGGGCATTCATCGGAATTGTAAACAAATTTGCCCCGTTCTAATTGATATGGCCGAAATTCGCTTATTGAGGGGCCAGACAGCCCTCCTTGATGATGAAGGCGCTGCTCGTGTTTACAACCAGGCGGCTCTCCAGCACTGGGGAGAGTTCGCGTTACTGAACAGCGTTCAACCTCTAACCCATTCAGGCTTATTAACCTCGTAACATTCGCAGAACCGGTCAGTATCAATTTCAAGAAGTCGGCGGGGGCCGCAACCCTGACCTTCGAGGCTGGGCGGGAGTATATTCTGCCCCTGCAACAGTTCAACCGCATCATCCAGGAGCAGGCCGTTAATCAGCGGTGCTTCAAAGTGAGCCGAATTGAGAGCCGTATCCAGAATTTCAACGCGCTCGCCCGCAAGCCCGGCCCGCAGCGCATCTTGGTTTACAACGGCAGCGGCGGTTACGGCGATCAGATCATGACATGGCCCTTCGCCCGCATCCTGACCACCTATGGGTTCGAGGTTCACGTTTTGACCGACCCCGGCAACCAGACCTGCTGGTGGAACTTTCCCTGGATCAAGTCGATTCAGACCCTTCCCATGCAGCACGAACAGTTCAAGATGTATGACTACTACTTCCTCTTGGAAGCAGTCGTAAACACCGACGAACATCAGGATCAGCAACATCCGCTGGACGTAATGCTTTGGAAGGCGGGCATCAACCCGGAGACCATCGACTCGAAGCAGAAGGTTGTGCGGCCCAACTTCACTTTCCTGGAAATGCAGTCCACGAACACCTTCCAGGGGAAGCAGATTGGGATGTATCAGCTTTCTGCGGCCAACCAAGTGCGCTGCCTGCCGCCCAACGACAGCGCCTTCATTTTGAGCAAGCTGGCCGATGCCTATCCGAATATTCATTGGCTGGCGCTCTATGACGAGTTCATCCCGGAGCCATATCGCAAGGCGCTGATCTGCACCAAATGCAACGGCACGGGCAGGCTGGAGAAAGTCCCTGAAGTAACGGCCAGCGGAACCACAATTACGGAAAGCGGAACGGCGGTTGCGCCCTCCGCGCCTGTTCATGAGATTTGCCTGAAGTGCAAAGGATCAGGCACCCTGCGGCCCAACATTCAGCTTTACGTCTCGCCGTCCCTGCGCGAGTTATGGGCGCTGACCACCAAGGCGACACTAGTGATCTCTCCCGATTCCATGATGGTTCACGTCGCCGGGACAATGGACATCCCCTGCGTTGGACTGTGGGGCCTGTGCGACCCGGCCAAACGGACGAAATATTACAAGAACCACATCCCGATTTGGAAACGCGAAGCCTGTCCCTTCAGCCCATGTTTCGCCTATAGCGGTGTGTTCCCCAAATATTGCCAGCCCCGGCCCAACCGAACGGTATGCGAGTGCCTGGGGGCCATCTCGCCCCAGGATGTGATCGACGCCTGCAAGCAGTTCGTGCCTCTGCCGACCCCTGCGCCCGCAACTTAATTTGTTTACATTTTCCAGCCAGGCTGGATACTGCCCATGTGATTCGTGTCATTGAAGGTCCAACCAAGGTGAAGTTGGAGGGCGACGACTCTGAGATCAGGGCCATCGCCGCCAAATTTCGCTTTCGGCCCAAAGGCTTCGAGCACGCCCCTTCCTACAAAGCCTACGTCATGACCGAGGGCCAGGATGGTTGGGACGGCTTCATCTGCCCCATCACCTTCCCGGAGGGCCGACCGGCATCCTGTCTGCGAGGGCACCGGGACACCATCATCGACCTTGCCCGCAAGCAAGGCTTTCTGGTGGACACGTCGGAATGCCTGAAGTCGCCCTTCGAGCATCTGGTCTCAGACGACATCCCGGTGGACATCCTGGCGGCAGAGTTCGACCTGGATGAATACCAGCGCGAGGCCGTGGCCTACTGGCTCGTCCACGGGATGGGAGTGAACAAGATAGCCGTAAACGGCGGCAAGACGGCGATGTTCGCCACGGCGGCTGCCATGATCCAGACCAAGTTTGCCGACGCCCGCATCCTCTACGTCACGCAAAGCGAGCGCCTGGTTCGCCAAGCTTACCGGGACATAAAGGCGTTTCTGCCGGGCTGGGACATCACTCAGTTCGGCGGCAGCAAGAAGGACAATACCGGCAAGAACATGGTGATTTCGACCGTGGCCATGTTGTGGGCCAACCGTCAAGAGTTGATCGACAAAAGGTGGTTCGCCTCGTTTATAGCCGTTTTAGCAGACGAGTGCCATCACATCTGCGCCCCAACCAGCTCGAAGCTGATGATGCAGCTCCCGGCTTACTTCCGGTTGGGCGCGTCGGACTCCCGGCGCGACAGCGACCCGGCGCTCGCCAACAAGATTCAGGGCCTCCTGGGGCCAATCCGCTACACGGTGCCGGTCGGCACCTATATCGACATGGGCCGGTCGGCCAAGCCCACGATCTACCTGGTGGACGATTGCCGCTGGCATAACCGATTTCAAGACGTTCCCCACCAGGCCGACCCCGATACTCCTGCTTGGGCACTGGTCGGCGACGAGTGGAAGCACGGCACCTACGTTGGACCGGTTTACGAGCGCGATGAAAACGGCGAGATCAAGATGCGGAAGGTGCGTGAGCTGAAGGGCACCAAGGAGAACGAGGTTTACGGTGCTGAGGGTCAGGTGGACACAGTGAAGGCAGCCAATTGGATTGTGGTCGAGAAGCCGGTCACGGTCGATGGCTACCATATCATCCAGTTCGATGGCGAGGATAAAACCTACAACGTGGACTCGCGCTATTGCCTCCTGGAGCGCACTATCGACAAGGCCATCATCGGTTTCAAGGAGCGCAACAAGCTGATCGTGCGCTGGGCCGAGTATTACAGCCAGGAACGCAAGTTCCCGACGCTGGTGGTCTGCACTCGCACCATGCACGTCCTGATTCTGGAAACGATGATCGGCGCGACCATTGGCCAGGCGCGGGTACGCGTGTTGTTCAGCGATCACACGCCCAGGGAGCGCGACGAAGCCTTTGATTGGTTCCGGCACACGTTGGGCGGAGTGCTCATTAGCCCGCTGGTCAAGGAGGGTGTGTCGATTCCAGAACTAAAAGGAGGAATTATAGCGGACCACGTGGCGGGGGCGGAGCCGATGATGCAAATACTAGGTCGATTCATCCGTAAGAAGAAAGATCAAAACGAAGCTTTTATTACCGCGTTTATTGACGTGCAGCACCCAACGCTGCGAAGCAGTGGCCGTCGTGTTTGGAAAAAGCTTTTCGATACCCGTGGTTTTACGTTTTATCACCCAGTGCTGGGGCCGGATTCGATAGCTGTGGCAAAAGTCTATCAGAAGCTTGATTGACTTTTAGTGCCCAATGAGCATGGACGGCTTTAATCCACGAAGCAAAATCAGCCTGACTCATCGAGTTTTTGGCCGTGTTGCACTTCCAGCAGCACGGCACCACATTATTTCTGCTGTAGCCTTTGGCGCTGTCAATCCGGTCAATACCGTTGAATAGGCACTGGCAAACAGTTACGGCACGCTTATCCCGGTGGAACAGGCGTTTCGGCGGTGATCCGCAGTAGCAGCAAGGCTTTAGGGTCAGTGCGAAAAATTCCTGCTCGGTCAATTCAAAAGATCGTTGAAATTGGCGGGCTTTGCTGGTGTAGTGCGTAAACAAGCTGCGCCTTGCTGCTTCTTCCGGTGTTTTAGCGCCTTTGCGGCTTTTTCGCCAATATCCCAGTTTCTTTCCTCTACGCATCTGGCGCGGGTAGCACCCGCAGCTTACGATCCTGCCTGCCCGGATGTGATAAGCTTGGGCATCTTTTTCGTTGCCGCAATCGCAGCGGCAACGGACAAGCCGACCTCCGTGCCTGTCCCGGCCAGCTTCGGCCAGAATAAGCAAAAAATTCCACTTCTGGCCCACTTTAAGTTCTGGTCTGCCTGTTGATACTTTCGGTTTGCCAATAGTGGTTATGTGCTCAGCCATAGGCATACTTTACCAATGAAATCAGTTTTGTCAATACATCCTTTTTTGGTCGGATTCCAGCACGCGAACCGATTCGGTTCTGCCCATCGTGAATGCTATAAAAGAAGCGCGGTTTAGCGCAGAAAGTTTACAGTTCAGAGCCAGGGAGCTGCCCAGAGATGTGGTCTTGACGGTCAAACCCCAACCCTGCGACAAGCTCCACTTGTTCAACATCGAGGTCGCCGCGACGCATGGCCTATTGGCGGCGGCGGTCTATCAATACCTCACCTGGCACTGCCGGAAGTTTGGCCAGTGGACCGGCACCAAGGCCAGACTCTTGAACGTCTTTCCTTACCTGAGCATCGAAGAACTGCGGGCGGTCTTGCCCAAGCTTCTGGGCAAAGTCAAGGGTTATGCGCCACTTATCAACCGATTTCAGGATGGCGCGATCTACACCTATATTCTGGCCAACCGCATACGCGGGGGTCTCCATGCCTTCGACCCCAAGATCGCCGCGACGCACGGCATCCTGGCAGCCGTGATCCACGACAATGTGCTCTTTTGGATCGCTGAGGATGAAGCCGCAGGGGAGGACGAGCCGATCCACTACATCTCCGCTGTCGAGTGGCGCAAGCTCCACCCCTACGCGCCCCTGCGCTCAATTGAGCGGGCCTTCCAAATGCTCCAGCGGACGGGGGAGCTGGTGATCGCCGGGCGCAAGGGCCGAGTGCCAGTCTGGACGATCACTTTAGGGGAAGGTCGTCTCGACCGCTGGCGCAAGCTCCACCAGAGGGTTAAGCAGGAAATTGTAAACGAAAAAGGGGTTCGCCAGGTCATCTACGTCCCCATCCTAAATGATCCCGATTGTGCCTGATTTTTCACCGCCAAATTCACACCCCTCACCGCCAAATTCACACCCCTCACCGCCAAATTCACACCCCTCACCGCCAAATTCACACCCCTTTTATGGGTTTTGTATCTCACCACCAAGGGTTTACCAGGTCTGTTGGAAGTAAGTTGGAAGTAGGCCCCGCTATGCGGGGTTCCAAAACGAGGTTGAAAAACTTCGGCACGGGCCTTACGGCCCGGCGCGAGGCTCCCGCCAGGGGCGTAATTAAGGTTGTGACCGACGAAATCATCAAGCACTTGCTTGAGGCGGAAGACGACCTGGACTGGAAAGACGCAGCCCACACCTTCCCGGATACGTCATGGCCGGAGACCTACACGGAAGTCCATTACCTCTACGATGAGAGCGGGCGGGCAGTCAGGAAAAGCCGGAATCTAAGGGGTATCCGGGAATATGTATCGCAGATGCCTGTGCAAAGAGTTCTGATTCAAGAGCTTGATAAGGGACATGGCGGAATCCGTGTGGATTTCGTCAACCACTGGTGCTGGAAGGGGCGTTTCGCTAGTTTTGGAACGCTAAAGTGGGCCTTGAGGAGCTGGAGGAACCTGTTTGGCGCACCCTTGATCGTTAACGGAACCCCATCCGGCACGGTAGGCTACCGCAACGCAGCTCTTCAGGAGGCCGAGGAGGATGATTTTGATGTTAAGGAAGTAGTTGGTGGGGAGGGTGCTGCCAGCTTGGCGGACATGAAGGCAGCCGAACCGGGCTTCTTCAGCCGCCAGAACAACAGGTGGTTTGGGACGGAGAAGGTTTACAAATATGGGAACTTTTTGGTGCTCAAGAACGCCAGGTGGGTTCCTGGAAGCTTCGGGCAGATGGGCACCTGGAGAACTTGGACGCAATACGTCATCTACGAGTTCGTGAAGACTGAGGATACACCGCAGGGCCTCATGCACTACCATGGCAGCGCCAACGGCCTGGCTGACGCCAAGGCCATGATTAAGGCTGGGGACTTCCGCCCTATGCGCGAGCAGATCGCCGACCGTTACGGCATCCATGAGGACGAGGAGGAGAGCACCAAGGAGTTGCTGGGCGGCTACCTTGGACCCGATCCCTGGGAGTTCCGTTACGAGAAGCAGTCCGAAGGCTGTATGCTCTCGATCTACTACAACCACCGCTACGCTGGGGGCGGGCGGTTTCACATCCGAAATCAATCGGTGTTAAGGCATCTGGAGCCACGGATAAGAGCCAAAGACGCGCAGCAGCCATTTAACCCGGATACGTCCGACCTATGGGATTGGCTTCAACAGGCATAATAAATGATCCCCAAAATCTGCATCTACAACAACGTCTGGCAGATCAATGCCCAGCACCAGCCCATGCTCAGCTACGAGCAGATCGTTTATCTGGCCACGCGGGGCAGTTGGCTCATCAACGCGGAACTGCGGCAGGCCCCCATCGACCGCGAGCTGGGCCAGGGGGATTGCTCTGTTTACGCGGGCCAAGGCGTGGCCGACCTCAACACGGTCGAACGCCTGATGAATCAGTTTCCATGGGGCCGGTTCTCGGTGGACGTAGGCGGGCCGGACAGCTTCAGCGTTTATATTTACATCGGGACGAATGACATCGGCACGCTGCGCCAGAAATACATCGAGATTTGGGGCACCAACAACCGCCCACCCTACTGGGCCAACGACGTTCAGACCATCGTAGTGAACGAATCACCAGGAACCAAATGGCCATGAGTGACGAGATTGATTTGATTCCGCACATCGGCGAGGCCCTGGAGGATGACGAGCCGGAGCTGGACGTGAAGGAGCTGGCAGGCAGTGGGGAATATGAGTCCCGCGAGGATTGGGCGCGTCAAAATCTCTATTGGGACGAAGATCGAAAAATGTGGGAGATACCTGGCACCGATTACAGCATGATGTTTCCGGGCACGGTCGAGCACGCCAACCACGTATTCATGCTCCGCACTTTCCCCTGGCTGGAGCAGGATGGCAGCGAGTTGAGCTACCGGCTGTTCCTGGAGCCGGAGAAGCTGGATTGGATGCCCCTGTGGAATCCATTCCGGGGTTATGTCAAACGAGCGATCCACGGTCATGCGCTCGATGATGACACCATGAGCGAGGTCGCCCAGCAGGCCATCGAGAGAACCTGGAAGGATACCTATGCCAAGGAGTTTGCGGAGTCGATGCTGGAGAGGTTCGGCGGGGAGTTCAAGGCCACGAACCCACGGGCCGAAATCGAGAATTTTATCTTCGGACCACGCGGACTCCAGTTTTTCAATCGGATGGCATCCAAAGCCGAAGAATTTTGGGACACGGACACGTCGCATAAACCTTCGATCAGTGTTGACCATGTGGCCGATGCGGTAACCTGGCCCAAGCTCCACGATGCCATGTATTCCGCCAAGAACCAGCTCAAGCTCTCCCTGGGCGACCGGCCCAAGGAGGAGCAATTGGACATGTTCGAGGCTGCGCTGGACGATGACGAGGAGGAGGACATGCTCTCCGACGTGATGCGCTCATCCAAGATCGCCAACCCCGAAGTGATGCTGGC